ATCCAAGACAAGTCGATTTATTCGTGCAATTAGAAGGTTTAGAAGTGCATGAGAGTCAATAATCCCGTTTTTAACCGTTCGTTAAAACCGTTCGCTTTAATTTTGCGCAATTACAGTGCGGAGGAGGAGGTGAGCGGAATTGGTTCTGAGTCCATTTTGCGTGTAAATTCTGGAGGTTGTTGTGTGGTCTGAGGAATTTAGCGTGGCCAGTTGGAATGGTGTTTCGTTCCATATGCTTAAAACGAACGAGAGCCACGGTCAAAGGATACAAGTATCTGAACTGCCCTACTCGGACGAACCTGTCGTCGATACTTTGGGCGCCAAAGCGGGAAAGTTTCAGTTCTCAGCGGTGTTTGTGGGTGCCGAATCGCTGAAAGATGCGAAAACCTTTCAAGCCGAATTATCGGCAAATCCGATCGGAGTGTTAGAGCATCCATACCTTGGTGAACTGGATCTCGTATACCAAGATTCAAGCGTTGAACACATCAGCACGAAGAAAGGTTTAGTCTCTGTTTCAATCAGCTTTGTAAAGCAAGGCGCTACGATTGTTATCCCTGATTCAGTGACTAACAATATACAAAGTTACACACAGCCAGTGGTCGTCGCGTCGACGGTACAATTTATTGAGCAGGTTGAAAGCGCCACGCCAGATGAGATCGAGACAATAAAAAATGAGATTGGCTCCGTCTTGGATAAAGTCCGGTCCATTACAGATCAGCTAAACATATCAGCCACAGAAAAAAACCAGATTGTTCAGAAGATCCGCGCAACTCAAAGCAATGTCAGCTCTCTATCTAATTCTCCAGATGATTTTACAAGTCAGTTAAACGACTCGATGAACTCTGTAAATCAAGGCATTAACATCATTGAAACGACGGAACAGTCATTTACAGTTCTTGATCAAAGCCATTTATCAGCGTTAAAACTTAAAAAACTAGAAGACACGAACACAACTGAGCACTTGAAAGTATTGACGACTATCAGCGCGATTGAGACTTCTGGCACACTCAAGGAGTTGGAAAAGTCGGATGAGTGGCCGAGTAATCTTGCAGATGCTCAGGCCGAATTATCAATCTTAGAAACTAGACTCGAACAGAGAAAAACCGCAGCAACATCAGAAGCGACAGAACAAGCTTATGAAAAAGTGTCGGCAATCGATGCCCTTAAAACTGCATTGGCCAAACACTCAAATAGACTTAAACAAATAGAAAACTCTTTAGTTGAAACCCAACAGTTTTCCCCCGTTCCTGCGTTATTTTTAAGCCATCAATCAGAATGTGATTACGACAAATTCAATAGTATTAATATTGTGGACCACCCACTATTTGTGGCTGGCAAAGTGAGGCTTCCAAATGGCTGAACTAAAACTATTCATCAGTGGCCAACAAATACTATTTATCAGTGCTAATGTCAGCTATAGCATTGACTCACTAGCACACTCGTTTAGCGCCAGCATTCTTAACAAGGTGGTGAGTCTACCGGAGCCTGTGCAATTCTACCTTGATGATCAATTAATATTCAGCGGTCAGATTGACAGCGCCAGTAATCTGACCGTATCCATGTCAACAACCCAGACAATTAACGGTCGTAGCTTATCTGCTCACATGATAGACAGCCGAATAAAAATGGACGCTCTTTACTCGCAAAAGTTCGATCAGCTTTTAACCAAAATTGTTGAACGCTTTGGGCTGTCTGTTCAAAACCAAGTGTCCGGAACAATGGCAGAGATCCCAGAGTTTATGATCAATGCGGAATCTCCATTGCAAAATATTAGCCAGGTTGCAAAGCAGCAAGGCTACGTCCTTTCGGAAAAAAACGGACAAATTCACATTGAAAAGCCGGGGCAATTCAGCACTAAAAATATTGCATTAATCGCCGGTAACAATCTCCAAGATTTTAGTTTTAACCACGACTTTACTCAACGCTTTTACCGCTACGAAATCCAAGGTGCTTGGGATGATGCTGAAGCCATTAAAATTGATACCGCGGCCGCAAAATATCGCCAAAAAGTGATTGTTTCCGACAAGCTGCAGTCTAAAGAAAGTTGTGTCGACCGAGCGCAGTATGAACACGATTTAGCGATCGCGCAAAGTTTGAAAGCATCTGGAACCATTCCAGGACTACACCCCGTTTTAACCGGTCAAAACATCAATCAAGTTATACAACTGATATCAGAGCCAGACAGTTTTAACTCCTGGATGCTCATTAGCGCAATATCTTTAACTGTTGATGGATCCGCGCACAACACCAAAATCGATTTGATTAGACCTTTTGATCAGGAGGTTTATTGATGTTCGACGCCATTATGAATCGCGTTAAAAACCTATTTTCGATGGGCATTACAACTCGTGTAGAGACCGGAATCGCACAAGTAAAACTAGCGACCGGCATTGTTACCGATCGTATAAAGAGGATCCACAATTATGGATTTATGAGCCGCCCTCTTCCTGGATCAAAGGGCTATTTATTGTTTGTAGGTGGCGATACATCCAGAGGGGTTGCTGTGTGCATCGAAGATGAACGCTATGAAATAGAGCTGGAACCAGGTGATGTGGCTGTACTAGACCACCGAGGCAATGTGATACACCTCAACAACAACGGTATTAACGTCACCAGCCCAGCCGCTGTAACCCTTAATGCACCCACGACCACAATCACCAGCACCACCACAATAAATGGTCCAACCACAATAAATGGTGAAACAGCCATTAATGGCGTCACAAATATTGTCGGAGCAACTACCGTAAACGGCAAAATCAACAACAGCGGAGGTGTCAGTATTGACGGCATAGAGTTTGATCAACACGTCCACGCCGAAAATGATCAGCAAGGAACCACAGGAACACCCGAATAATGAAGCAATTTAGTCTAAAAGCACTAACGAGCGAACCCTTGAGCCAAGAAGGCTTAGAGCATGCTATTTTGCAAAGTTTATTGAACTGGTCAAAAGCACAACGAAATGACTCATTAGATCCAGATCAGAGCAAACAAGGCTGGTGGTCTACTGACTTTTTAAACGGTGTTGGTTGTCGCGACTGGACATTGGCTAGAGCTAAACAGACGCCACAAACATTAAATAGATCAAGACATTACACAGAGCAAGCGTTGAATTGGTTGATTACTGAAAATATCGCAACCTCGGTAGAAGTATCCACTTGGTACGAATCCGACAGATTAACTCGGCTTGTAAACGTTACTTTGGTCAATGGACAAAATAGAGAGGTGCAACTGTGAATAAACCCAGCTTACAAGAACTGGTCGACCGTGCGCATTTAAGTATTGTGGCTGAAACAGGCCAGGACAACCCAGCAACAAAAGCCATTGCCGCCGCCATTGCCGGCGCAAGCTTTGGCCAGTACGCCTATCAAGACAGTCTATTTAAAAATCTAAACCCAGAAACAGCGAATGAAGCGTGGCTCGACGTTTGGGCGAACCGTTTTAATGTCGACCGAATTCCGTCGACGCCCTCAAGTGGAACTATTACATTTAATGGTGTAAGTGGTGTGGTCTCAGTGTCAGAGGGCGTTATCGTCAAAACGGAAGATGACAACCAGTACCAAGTAACAGAGACGACAGACAGTAACCAGTCTGTGCCTGTGCAATCTGTCGACGAAGGATCTAATCAAAACATCAGCGTTGGCACTGAGATTTTTTTAGTCTCTGCTGTCAGCGGCTTAAATCCAGACACCATAACAGCAGATGCAATCAGCGGTGGTAGCGATATTGAAGACTTAGAGCATTGGCGCGAACGAGTCGTCGCTGCTTTCAGCCAAAGACAAGCCGTTGGAACCTCTAATGATTATGAGTTGTGGGCTAAGTCGGCACACCCCGATATTGATTTCGCGTGGATCCTAGACAACACTCCAGAGGTTGGCCGCGTCCAAGTGTATGTTGGCCAACGTGAAAACTACCCTATTGTCGACTCAGGCGTTTTGTCAGCCGCACAAAGTTATATTGATGATCATCGTCTAGCCGGCTGTCATGTTGTCGTCAGTGACCCTACTTTAAGCAGCGTCGACATAGAGATTAACGGGGTGACAGATCCTACCGATCAAAGCCAGATCCAAACCGCTTTAGAAAACCTATTTAAAGACAAAATGGGGTTAAGAACCGACCTAACCCCATCGGAGATAGTCGTCGCCATTACCCCTGTTACGACGAGTTTTAGCCTTGTGTCTCCTGTCAGTGCTCAAACACTGCAGAGTAGCGAGCTGTTTGTCTTAGGAAACATTGTTTGGAGCTAATCATGGAGTTAACGAAAGAAGACTTTGCAAGCGCATTCTTAAAACTCCTGCCGCCTGGCGAATACTGGAATCTCGATCGTGAAAATGAGCAACTGAAGCAGCTAGTAAATGCCATTGGGGAAGAGTTAAAAGCCGTCCATGATGAGACAGAATTAAATCTCTCATTCGAAATTAATAATCAGTATTTAGGCTGGAAACTGTCAGATTTTCAACAGATCCTTGACAACAACAGCATCAATGGACAAGTCACCGATAAAGTGACAAATCCAAATGTCATCTATTTAACTCTCTATCAAACCGTCGATGTTTTAACCGTCTTTGACCTGGTTGAGGCTCACAGACTGCCACACACCCAAATAGCCTGGACATTTACCGGAGCACTAAGGATTAACGGCGCAATCAGAGCGGCTAACTTTGTGACCATAACTTTTGAGGAATAACCATGCCATACACCATCATTATTACCGACGCCGGTGTCGCAGAGATCACCAACGCAGAAAATAACGGACTCGATCCTATTGTCATTACACAAGTGGCTTTCGGAACGGGTCAATACACAGCCAGTGCGTCGGCGACCGATCTGCAAAACGAAACAACAAGACTAACCACGGTCAGTGGTACCAACATCTCCGAATCTCAAATTCACGTCAGCGTCATCGATGACAACCAAAGTGCAAATTACCAAGTGTCAGAAATTGGGTTTTATTCTGACGCTGGCACACTGGTCGCAATCTATGCAGACACCAGCCCCTTTCTCGAAAAAACGGTCGGTTCGGCGCTAATGGTCGCCATGGATCTAAGCATTACCACAGTACAAGCTACCTCCATCAGTTTTGGAGACACCAATTTCAGCAACCCACCCGCAACCGAAACCCAAGCTGGAATAGCACCTGTTGCAACACAAACAGAGACCAACATCGGAATCAATGACTCTAAGATGATCACCCCAAAAAAACTAAAAGAGAGCCAACTCGCTCTTAATGCAAACGCTTTAAGAGGCTCCGGATCACAAATTAGTCTTTATAAGGGGGATGGATCGAGGGAGTACATTACGATTGGACATTTATACGCAGAGACAGGTAAGGAAGACCTCGGCGCGGTGGTATTGGCCAGAAAAGCTACCGTCGGTAGTTCCATTGATCACGGAGAGATATTCTCAGGAGATTCACTATACCCAGTCGGTTTTAATGTTGATACAGCTACAAATTCGATTGAGTCAAACTCTCAAGGGATTGTAGAGTCGCTTAACGGAACATGGGAAGCGCTGGGAG